GCATTGCCGACCTGATGGCCGCGGGCCTCACCCATTCTCTCGGCGGTCTCGGCGTTACCATCGCTCAGTGGGAGCTGGTGTCTGACATGACGCCCGCCAATCTGAACATGGACGGACTGACTGGCGGCGAGGAAGACACTCCCTCGTTCGATCTGGCCGGCACTCCGGTTCCGATCATCCACAAGGACTTCCGCGTCAACCTCCGGCGACTGCAGGCTTCGCGTCGCATGGGCGAAGGTGTGGATGTCATCTCGTCGGACATCGCCGCTCGTGTCGTCGCGGAGAAGAGCGAGGACGTGCTCTTCCATGGCGCCACGCTGCAGGTGGACGGCATGAACCTGTATGGATATACGACTTTCCCCAGCAGGAACACCGTCGGTCCGTTCGAGTCGTGGAACGGCACGCCTGCGCAGGTGCCGGGTGCTCAGATCGTCAGCAACGTGCAGACGATGATCGAGGCCGCTCGTGCGGACAACGTCTTCGGGCCTTTCGTCCTCTACATCCCGAAGAAGTACGAAGGCCGCATGGACGACGACTACAACCCCGGTACGTCAGACACTCGTACGATCCGGGAGCGCATCATGGCGTTGCCGTCCATCTCGGCGATCCGCACTGCCGACCGTCTCGCTCCGGCCTCGAACCAGCACGCGGTCCTTCTTGTTCCCCTGCGGCGCGAGACCGTCGATCTGGCAATCGGGCAGGACGTGACCACTGTCTCCTGGCAGATGTTCGGCGGCATGTCCGAGCACTACAAGGTGATGACCTGCTGGGCGCCTCGCATCAAGGCGGATTACGACGGCCGCTGTGGCATCGTGCACGCCGACACGAGCACCACGCCGGCGCCGTAAGCGCTGACAACCAGCGCTCTGTACAGTCGAGTCGTATTCATCGGGGCTCGCTCATGTCGAGCGGGCCCCTTTCCACAAGGAGAGAAGCAATGTCGAATGTTCAGACTTACGTGATCACCAAGGCGGGGCCGAAGCACTTCCGCTGGGAGGATCGAAACGGACGTCCCGCGACGAAGACCGTTCACCAGCCCAAGAAGAAGCTGGGCATCGGCCTCGACGGCAAGCCCGCCATGGTCGAGAGCGACTATCACGAGCCTCTCCCCGGCCTGACGCTCGTGGGCTACGCGAAGGGAGTACCGGGCCTGAAGGATCAGATCAAGTGCGACGCGAAGGAGGCGGCATTCCTGAAGCACCTGGGCCTGGTGACGCTGGTGCAGCACCGCGCACAGCAGGAGATTGAAGCCGCCGCCAAGAAGGCTTCCGACGCTCCGCCGTCCACAGGCAAGACCGAGGGCGATGACGAGCGCGTCAAGGTGCCCGACGACTGGCACACCCTGAGCGCTGACAAGCGCAAGGAGCTGGCCGAGAAGATCACCGGCACCGAGGTGTCGCGCGCCAAAGAGGCGGATGCGATCATCGAGGCCTACCTGGAGGACCAGAGCAGTGGCGACGAAACCGACGCCGACTGAGGTCAAGACGATCATCGCCACGTCACTCGATGACGCTTCTGTTCAAGTGTTCATTGATGACGCGGCGTTGATCGCCGACCAATGCCCCGCTGTCCTGTCGTATCCCGACGACAGGCAGAAGGCCATCGTGCGCTGGCTGACGGCGCACCTAATCGCAAGCGCTAACCGGAGCTCAGGCGGAGGGCAGCTCACGAGCAAGGCGCTGGGCGACGCAAGCGAGTCCTACGCTGTGGGCACAGCAGGCACCGAGCTAGCGTCCACAAGCTACGGGCGACAGGCTATCGCGCTCGACCCGAGCGGCTGCCTCGAGCGCGTCGGCAAGACGCGTGCATTCGTCTTCAGCGTAGGCGGCAGCTACGGAGGGCCGAAACAGTGAGGAACATCTACGCCTATACCCCCAACACGAACCCCTACCCGGAGTTTGTGTCTCTCAATCGGAAGGACAACGGCAGCGTTACGCTTACTGTACGCGAGGGCGCTAGGCGTGGTCAGTTTTCCGACAAGGACTGCGGTAACGTGGTCGAGGTAATTCTGCCCGAGGAAGAGCTGTCACGTCTGAGAGAGGCGCTTCAGGTTGACATCTCTAACCAGATGGCGAGGTTGATGGGATGACTGACTTTGCGCGTTACATGGAGCAGGAAGCGACATACTGGGCGCCTGCCGGTCACGACGGGTTTGGGGGACGAACGTTCTCCGCTCCCGTCGTGATCAGGTGCCGGTGGCAAGACACCAACGTCCTGTTCCTTGACGCGCAGAGGCGGGAGGTCGTGAGCGAGGCTGTTGTCTACCCGGATCGCAAGCTCGACCTCGGAGGGAAGCTGGCGCTGGGGGAGTTCATCGATCCCGAGCCTGTGGACGAAGCAAAGGAAGTGCGTCAGCGTCAATCGTCACCCGATCTGTCCGCCGTCGAAGAGTTGCACAAGGTGTTTCTGTGAAAGTCAAGGTCGAGATAAAGGGCCTGGCAGAGGTCAACAAGGCGCTTAACTCGACCATCGCCAAGTATCCTGGCGCGACGCTCGCAGGTCTGATCGAGATTGGCCTGAAGATACAGCGCGACGCACAGGAACGTGTGCCTGTGTGGCTGGGAAAGCTCAAAGCGAGCGCGTACACGCGCAAGGCGATTGACCACCCTAGCGCTGTGGAAGTCGGGTTCACAGCGGCGTATGCTGCGGCTGTGCACGAGAACGTCGAGATGAAATTGGCGGGAAAGCCTCGACCGAACCGCAAAGGACATCCGAAGGGTACGGTGTACTGGGGGCCGAAAGGCGAAGCGAAGTTCCTGGAGAAGGCAGTTCGTCGAGCTGAGCAAGGTCTTGCTCGTGGTCTAGCCAATTCGGTAAAGAAGAGGGTCAAGAAGTGAAGCCCGCGGCGTACGAACTAGCCAAGTTCCTCGAGGCGAATACACTCGGAATAGTAGGCGTGGACATTCACGTCGCCACCGAGCCCGAGGCGCCTGACGATTGCGTCACGCTGTACGACACGGGCGGACTTGAGCCCGACACTGACGAACTCGACATCTTCCGTCCAACGATCATGGTCAAGGTGCGATCCAAGTCCTACCTGACTGCGCATGGGCGACAGACGATCATCCATAACGTCTTCAAGGCTACGCCGATCATCACGCTGGAGTCACGCTTCTCCGGTATTGTTCTAGCGTCCGATTTTATCTCCGTCGGACTCGATGAGAGCCAGCGTCACGCGTTCACCGCTAACTATCGCTGCATGAGGACCGCGAGATGAGCGCACGAGCTGCAAAGAACCCGAGCTTGACCGAGGCTCAGGTTAGGAAGATCATCGCCGAAGTTCTCGACGCTCGCAAGGCGGAGCTCGACGAAGTCGTGGCACGAGCGGCGAAGAGCGCCGTTCGCGAGACTTTGATGGCGATTGGTGTGGACACAGGAAACCCGATCCTCGCTCAGGAGACGTTCGCGACGTTGCGCACGATTGCCCGCACGTTCACAGACCCTGAATTTCAAGCTGACCTGTCGCATACGCGGATGTGGCGGAAGACTGTCAATACTCTCCGACAGCACGCCGCGACGATCCTTCTTGGTACTGCGCTTACCGCTGCCATAGCGTGGATGGCAACGGGTATGAAAGTATCCATCACGCGATAGAGGAGAACGTAGAAGTGGCTGAAGACCTTGGTCGCGCCATTGCCTTTACCTGGAACGGGAACGCAATCCCCGGCGTCAGGTCGAAGGCCATCAAGCGCAACGGTGCAGCAGTCGACGTGACGTCCGATGAGAATTTGGGCGTTCGGAAGCTGCTCGAGAACAAGTCCGCTCAGGACAATATCGACATCTCCCTCTCGGGGGTGACGAAGATCCGCACCCTGATGCAGGACTGGCACGCGGGCAATCGCACGCGCGCAGTCGTCATCACGTTTCCGGACGGCTCGACGCTCTCCGGCAACTTCTTCCTTCAGGACTACACAGACACTGGTCCGTTCAATGAGGCGATCACCTTCGAGGCAGAGCTCCTGAGTGACGGCGCCATTGTCTTCACTCCCGGAGCCTGACCATGGCCGACATCGTTATCACTTCCACCAGCGTCGTCCGCGACTCGAGCGCCGAGCAACCGACGCATGGCATCCTTGGCGCGACCGTCACAGCGGGCCAGGGTGTCGTGCAGGACCCGACCTCCAAGCTCTTCGTGCCGGCGGACAGCAACCACGCAACGGCAGCGTTGCGTGCTCCCGATGGCATCGCCCTCAACGGCGGTGCGATCAACCAGCCTGTGGCCGTCCATAAGAAGGGGCGGATCACCATCGGCGGCACTGTCGTAGCGGGCACGATCTACGTCCAGAGCGATAACCCTGGCGGCATTGCTCCTGCTGCGGACCTCGGTGCCGGCGAGACGGTCACAATCATCGGTGTCGGCGCGAGCGCGACGCAGATCGATGTCAACATCAACAAGAGCGGTATCCAGGTCTGATGTCGCTCTTCGAAACCGTGACGCTCGGCTGGGATGACAAGAAATATGTCATCCCAGCAGACCGTGTCCTTCTCGCCCTGGCTCAGGTCGAGGAGGTCATCACCCTGCACGAGCTGCAGGTCTTCGAGAAGCGCGGCACCGTGCCTCTCGTCCGTCTGTCACAAGCCTACGGCCTGTTGTTGCGCTTCGC